TTGTCGATAAGCGTCTGAGCCAGGTTCTGGATGTCCTGGCGCGGCTTCCTGGTCATCTCGATGATCGCCGGCCAATCGACCTGGACGCCGCTCTTTGCGGCAATATCCGCAGCCTTTAGGATGATGTCGGCTTCCATCTGGTCGCGCTTGAGATCCGCATCCAGCTGGAGCTGGGCGCGGTCGATCGCGAGTTGCTGGAGCTTGGCGTAGGTCTCAGCCTGCGCCTTCGCCATCTCAACCTCGGCGAGCAGGACGTTGGGATCCTTTTGCTGCGCCTTCATTGCAGCCTGCATCTGGGCGAGCTGCATCTCTTGTTCTTGGCTGATCGGCGAGAAGAATGCGTCGGGGTTTTTGTATCCCGCTTTGCGCACAATCTGGCTCAGCGTCGATTGATACTGCGACAGCTTAACCAAGGGGTTGTCCAAACCCATCATCTGGATGATCTGTTCCTGCTTCTGAGCGACCGTCGTCAGGAACGCCATCTGCTGCGCGTCATCGCCACGGCCCAGGGCCACGGAGACCGAGCAGTCCATATTCGGATCCCAGGTCGTCGGATCGACCTGGGTGTATTCGCCACGCAACCGAACCAGGAGCGGCTTGTCCTGGTGGCGGCAAATCATTTTCAGGAGACCGCCGAACAGCTGCTTCATGCCGTTTTCAGCAAACGTCCTGGCGATCAGCTCAATGCGCTCCTGAGAGGCCGAGATCTGCGCCGTGACTGCGGCTTTCGTGGTTGACTGCAGGAGATCTGCATCAAGACCCTGGCTCGCCGGGGTGACGCCCGTGCGCTGCGCCTTGATCTCGTCGATGTATTCAATGATGCCCATCGCCGGCTGACCGACGAACGGGGTGGAAAGATCCTGAACAGCCCCGGCCTGGCGAACGCGAACGACGGCGCCGACCTCTTTGTTCAGAACGTCATCAATATTTGCCTGACCCTCAACAACCGCTGTGCGGGGGAAGATCGACTGAGCCAGGCTGTCCAGCGTCGCGCGCATGACGTGCGATTTGATGCGCTGGAGATCCATCGTGACGTCGGCGACCGAATGTCCAAAGATCGCATGCGGCTCTGGATCTGGGCAGAACACGGCGAACGGGACGTGATCGACGATCTCATCCTTCAGGATAAAGCAGTCGCGGCCAATGCATTCAATGCAGCGGAGTTCCGCAATGCCGTCGCCATCCTTATCGATGCGCATGAAGATTTTCATATACTTCACGCGACGCAAGGTCGGGTCGTCGTTGTCGGTCGGGAAATACATGCCCCGGTTGCGCTCAAATTCTTCCATCTGAGCGATCCAGAGATTGTCCTCTCCGGGGGAGCCGTGTTCGATTACATCTTCCTCGTTGTATCCCATCTCGATGAGTTCTGAGACCGTAACAAGGTCGCGGTATCCGACAAGGTCGAAGAACTTGTCGGTGTCACGAGCGCGCCGATCGCAGATAAAGCACTCAGGAGGCAATGCGCGAACGCGATATTTTCTCTCCTGGTCAACGAGACGCACGCAGACCGAGTAGGTCTCGGGCATCATCGGATCCGTGACGGGTTCCGGGTTAGCGTAAACCAGCTGAGCATTCGGGTTCTGCTGCATCATCAGCAGCAGCTCTTCGCGAACCAGGCCGGAGAAATGTCTCTCGACGACGCGGTCTTCGCTTTCCGCCCACCAGGTGACGACGCCGACCTTCTTAAGCAACGCATCCTTGAACGCGCTGTAGAGGATCTGGAAGCCAGGGTTCATCTCGTTAAAGATGAAATTCACCGCATCCGACGCCTGCTCAGACGTCTTAACGTCTTCAGCCGTGCGCGGCATGTATTCAACAATGCGCTGGCCGGACGTGAAAATGCGCATGAGGCTCGGCATGATGCTCTGGATGGTGTCGCGCACCTCCGTAAGCACAACCTGAGATCTGCCCTGCTCCTCGTCGCCAAACGGCGCGCCACGATAATATTCCGCAGCTTGAACTCTGACAGGCGTGATCAGCGTGTCGATGTAGGTCTCAGCTGCTTGAACACCTATGGCGACGCGGTTCTGGAACTCAGTCTCGTCGAGCGGATTGAGCTTCTGGCGCATATCCGCATTGCCAGGGCCGTATGAATTATTGTCCTCGTCAGCGTCATCCTCGACGCCGCCTTCGGCCATGTCTTCCGCATAAGGGCTGCCGTATAGCTCGCCATCCTCGTCCCCCGGCACGGGAGCAGAGGTTTCGAGATATGCGGCCTGATCCGCATCCATCGGAGATGGAGACGAACGACGGCGACGACGACGTGCCATTCAGTTCTTTCCTAGCAAATAGAGACACGGCGCTGCAGAGGCTTGCCGGTGATCCATTTCATCGATCGGCCACCAACCATGGCGCCTTGACCAGCAAACGTGAGACACAGCGCGTCGGCCAAATCCGGCGAGCGCATGCCGCGTTTCTTCAATTCAGATTTACTCTCGACCTTGATCTTGCCGTTCGAGGCAAATGCATAACTCGGCGCGATAAGCTCAGCGCGAAGATCATCATCCTTCGGCAATTTGACCGCTCTGGTCTCCAGCCAATCTTTAGCTGCAATCCAGAGTTCATCTCTCAGTCGATACGCCGACTGATTGAGCGCATTGCTCTCGGAGACGTTGACATCGCGAACATTAAAACCCAGTTCGCGCAGACGATCGGCGACACCGCCGCCAAGGCCAATACTGTCCACGCAAATCTCAGCGGGCTTGTCCATATTTGCTTCATGGACAATCCGCCCCACCGTTCCCATCAGATCCTCGCCAGACCAATGGCGCATCTCGATGACGACGTTACCGCGTCGTTTGCAGATTACAGATCTATCCGATCCGTAACGCGCAATGTCGCAGCCAAAGATGAGATCCGCTTGCGGGTCGAGCGCAACGTCTCGCGACATAGCGCTGTCCACAAGATCAGCTGCAATAAGGCTATCATCGTCGCGTAGAGCAAAATCCCCTAATACCCGAACTCTGAAGGCATTAGAATTTTCGCCGTATGTTGATTTGATTTGCTCAATAAAGTCCTCAGAAACAAGCCGGTTGTCCATGCAGGACACATGCATTGTTTTCCAGTCTGGCTTTAATTGATGATGTGTTTTAAAGAACAACCCCGTGTTTCTAGTGGGGTTGGAAATTAAGATGGTCGTCGCTGTGTGACCTGACATTGATCCGGTCGCGCTTTCAAAAACCGCTTCCGGTATGGCAGACGCCTCGTCAACGATGAGCAGCACATTATCCGAATGTATGCCAGCCAAAGCTTCAGGGCGCTCAGCAGAACTAGTACGAGCAGAGATGAAGCTACTTTCCGGCATCCCTTTATGGACAATTCGGTCGGAAAATATCTCAATGCTATCCCTGAGAACATCCGGTAATTGATTTGCCCATCGCTTTAGCTCGGCGAATAGCGCATCAAATAATTGCGAAGCAGTTGGCGCCGTAACAACAGCCTTTTGCGGCGCTCTAGTAAACAGGCTCCACAAAAGCAGCCATGAGCAGCAGCAGCTCTTACCTACACCATGTCCGGCTCTAACGCTGATGCGTCTCTCGCCTCGTGCAACTAAATTCATCAATTCGCACTGCCAAGGCAGCGGGTCGGCGTTAAGCACTACCCTCACAAACGCCACGGGATTTTCCCGGTATGCCTCTACAAAGTCTGCATAGGCGGTCGCCATATCAGGTGCGGGCAATGGCTCTACTCAATTCTGGCATACTCGCCGTAAAGCTCTTTGTATGCTTTTTCATGGGCTGATTTTGCTTCTTCCAATGTGTCAAACAACCCCAGATAAACCGGCTTATTGTCTAACCACATCTGTGCTTTGAATTTATTTCTGAATTTATAAACACCCTTGACGCCAGACGCGCGTGTCGCAATCCTTAGATTGCTAAATCTGTTGTCTGTTTTATCGGCGTTTATATGGTCGATCTCTTCCGGCAGATCGCCTGTCATATACAACCAGGCAAGCCTATGCGCGCAGTAACCTTTGCGCTCAATCTTGATGTGTATATGTCCCGTAGAGCTTGGCGATCCAGCTACCTTACCTGCCCACTTTCCATTCCATTGAACGGATAATTCAGGTCGGCGTTTCCATTTGAAGACGCCTGTGTCAGGATCATATTCAAGAATTGCCCTGACTAGATCAGGCGTGATATTTCGATCCTTAGCCTTCATCCGAACACCATCGGTTAGAGGTCAGAGGCGACCAGGGTGTTACCAGCACCCGGTCGCTTCGTTTTTTATACCATATTGACCGGCTCGTCGCGATACGCCGCGATGAAGATGTCGAGCGCGGCAGCGAGATCTGTCATTTATTCAAAAGGCCACGAACAATCTGCATGTTCTCGGGGACATCGTAATCCAGCCAAGGATAACGAGCCGCTCTTTGATCAGCGTCCAAGCTCATGCGCTTTTGCGTCGTTCTTGCCTCGACCTCGCCCGCAGAGCGTCGGTAGGCTTCATTTGCGGCGTATTCCTGAGCAGCCTTGTCCGCGACAGGGCTGGGTTTCTTGGTCATCTTTAGATAGACCTGATAATCCCTATCAGGAGCTAGACCCTCATATCCCGCCGCTTTAGAAAATGTTTCATGGTTCAGAGGCGTCGTCATTGCTTTGACGCGCTCTTTGTAAATTTCCCAGGCCGGCGTTCCCTTCTTCAGGGTTAAATTATTCCCGCCCGGAGCAAACCCCTCACGATTTTGCACAGCATGCTGCATTTCATGCAATGCAGTCGAAAGCGGGTTATCAGATCTTGAGCCTATCCGAATAAA